CTAGAGAGAGGTCACTGAGAAGATTCGCTACCGATCTTCCTTCAAGACCATTCGCAGTAAAACGAGCATACTGGTCGTCACTTGGACTACCATCAACCAATAGAGCTTTCCCATCAGCTATTCCAAATGCTGTTCCCCCTATAGTGCCATCAACGGTTAGTGTTTTCGCGGGACTAGTTGATCCTATTCCTACATTACCAGCAGAATTAATCCGCATTCTTTCTGTAACAGATCCTCCATTTGGTCTAGTAGAGAAATATAAATCTCCGTAACTATTACTACCTTTTCTTTCGTGAGCTATAGCTGCACCAACTGCATCATGAGCACTTGTGAGACCAAAGCCAATGCCGATACTTTCGCTAGTGTCATCAAGAGGATTATGTAAATGAAGGTGATAATTAGCTGCATCGTCAGGATCTGTTTCAGTATTATTACTACTAAATATATCAACTTGTCCATAAGGCGTTGTTGTTCCTATACCAACATTACCATCGTCCAGAATGCACATTCTTTCGGTTTGATTCCCTACAATAGTGTTAGAGACTCTAAACCTTATAGCTTCATAACCACCTAATATTAAATCATTTGTTTTTCTTCTAACTCCACAAGCTGCATTATTAAAATATAGATAAAAAGAATCATTACTTGTTCCATTACCTGCAATTACAAGATCACCGTCAGTGTTTATTCTAAACTTTTCAGCATTATTTTGCCCGAAAAGCACTGGGCCATCATAGTAGTTTATAAGACTTGCGGTGTCGGTGCTTGAATTATTGTAAATTTCAAATCCTCTGCTTGCTCCTGAATTAGATGTGACTGTAAGTCCATCTGTAGTAGAACCATCAATTCTTACTTGTCCTGCTACTTGAAGAGTGTCGGAGGGTTGGCTGTTTCCTATCCCCACTTTACCATTGTTATCAATGGTCATTCTGGTGTTATCGCCGTCAGTCTTAAAATAAATATTACTATATCCAGCAGAGTTATTATTGTCGTAATCTGCCCACAATTCTAAATTGTATGAAGATTTGATGTCTGACGAACCTCCATCAGTATCGAAGAGTAACTGACCATCCGAATCTCCTCTAACATCTAACTTGCCTCCCGCTACGGTCCCTGCTGGGAAATTAGTGTTTGTTCCTATTCTTACATCACCACCCTTTATGGTCACGGTATCATCCGCTCCTGCTCGTAAAACCATACTATCATCACTATGATAATATCTTACATACCCCGCATTTGCTGAAGCTGTATCTCCAAAAGCTAAATACTGATAACTACTTGCAGGGCTTGATAATTGAATGCCGCAATTACCATTATTTTCTATTATTAAATCATCATGACTTGCATTTGTGACTATAGCTCCACCTGCATCTGCTGTGTAAATATGAGTAGTCCCAAGAGGATCGCTTGTTCCAATACCAACAAAACCTCCTGTGGTAATACGCATCTGTTCATGATTATCAATTGAATAATCATCACTGGTATTCCCTGTGACATTAGTATGGAAAGCAATACCTCTGTTGTAGGTCATTAAGATGTAGTTACCAGCATCACCTTTTGTCCTTCTGAATGTATTGTTTGTGGTCCCTGCATATACAGCATTACCTAGAAGTGTCGCTGCTCCACCTTTTGTCTCACTTAATGAGGCATAATTTATAAGCAATCCACCCTCTGAAAATCCATTTGTTCCTAGTTTACTTTTGCCGTCTACATGGAGGAGGTTAGCAGGATTAGTTGTCCCTACACCAACATTACCCCCAGGTTCTATGGTCATACGACTTTCCCCAACAGTTTGGAACATCATTGTTTGTGCAGATTGGTTTGCACCAATGACACCTGTAGAAGTTGAAACAAATAAATCTAATCTTTTCTCTCCCCCCGAATCATCTTCTTGTAGTCTTATCCAAGGGTTGGAGCCACCAAGTTGTAATTGTTTAGCTGGCGTATTGGTTTCTATTCCTACATATCCTCCCCCACTTTGCAGAACTAAATCATGCGAGGTATTATGAGTATGGATATACATGTTATTGGAACCCGCTTGCATACGACCTCCAACATTGTGCCACTGACCAACAGCAAAGAAGCTATCGCCAGCAGTGTTTCCATCTACCCAAGAACCATAGTAATTGTTTTGTGAGTCGAAGTTTGATCTAGCTCCGACAGTGAACTTTTGATTTGCGGCGTTTGATCCTATTCCTACTCCGACATTGCCATTTGCGGCAATAAACATTCTTGCAGTAGCATCAGTTTCAAACTCTATTGTTTTACTAGAACCGCCGAAATTAATTTGAGCATTACCATTGCTAGCTTTATCAGAAAGACTATTAGTTCTTACTTCTCCTACATATATTGCGTCACCAAAGATATCTACGCTACCGATATCGGCTCTAGTGAATGTTCCTTGACCAAACAGTCCAGTAGTCCCAGAGATATGTGGTCCCGTAGAAACAATAGAGGTTGTTGTTGTATTTCCCCTAGCAGTAACAGTAGCTAAAGTATCTGCTTCTGCTGGATTGTTTTCTCCAGTAAGAACTGGCGCACCACTAATAAACAAACCTTCGCTAAATTGTCCGCTAACTCCCGATATAGTAGCTCCCGATATCGTTCCTACTACTTGCAAGGTTGTTGTGGGAGCAGTTGTTCCTATACCAACATTACCATCAGATGCAATCCGCATCTTCTCATAAGAATCTCCTGCGGTTCCTATTTGAAATCTTATAGAATCTCCTGCTACAGCAAAATCTGTTGCGCTTGCATTTATTTCAAAGCGGTCTCTTCTACCTGCTGAAGCAGTCGATCCCCAAGAATTAATATATGCTCTATATTCTGAGTTAGATAATTCTATAGTGGGTCCAGCAGTGTTTGACTTGTGGACATGTAATAAAGCCTGAGGATTACTTGTTGATCCTATACCTACATTGCCTCCTCCGTAAGCCAGCGAAACATTTTGAGAAATACCATAATTTAAAAACAGCGGCCCTATAGCTGCGGAGACGGAATCTTTTCCGTCTATATGCCTAACTAAAATACGACCATTTCCAGTTCCTCCGACATTAATTAAGTCGGTAGTTGATCCTCCTGCTCCTGCTGAGACCGTTAATAAATCCTCTGGATTGGTTGTTCCTATACCTACTAGTGGGCCGTCATTAGTTCCATGTATGGTAAGTCCTACCTCTTCTGAACCTGCGGTAGCTTTAACGCCAAACCGCATATCAGTTCTATATGCACTTGAGTTTGTTCTTACCCAAATACTACCTACTTCATTTGGTGAAGCGGAGTAATCTGTTTTAAATTGTATCCTACCTATATCTGTATCAGTGCTTGGATTAGAACCTCCCCTGCTAATCTGCATTTCTGCTATAGCATCTTCTTTATTTAAATGTAATTGATGGGCAGGATTATTTGTTCCTATACCTACGCTTCCATTAGTATCTATATTGAGATTAGAGCTAACCCCCATGCTATTATTAAAACCAAGGGACATAACATCTAATGCAGCATCATGACCTATATAGACAGCATCAGTGTTGTCTGATATAGATATATAAGAATCATTATCTGTTGATTGGAATCTAGCTACCTCATCTGTTCCTGCTGAATTTACTTCAAGTTTTATACTTGGATTAGTTATTCCTATACCTACATTACTACCAGTAAACCACACATTTCCCCCTGTGGCATCTAGCCTTATAGGGGCTGTAGAAGTCATAAAAGAACTACTACCTGCATTCCCAGTATTAAATTCTATTACGCCTGACTGTGGGCTGATAACAATGTTCGACATTCTGATTTAAATTACACTTTTAATGGCTCAATCTCCAATCTGTCTATGTCTTTACGTTCTCCATATACTACATAATCATAAGATCCCTTGACCCCACCGATCATTATAAGTTGGGGGCTTTTGGATTTTATATATAAATCTTGTTTTTTGCCGATTGGAGTGACAATGACAGTTATAGAGTCTTCATGAATCAATTCGGACCAGTAATCAGGCAGTTCTATAGAGGTGCTGTTTGTAGTTCCCCTGACGTATACCCCATTCTCTGGACCCTCCAAACAAGCATACTGGAGCTTTTTGTTTTCTTCGATTGGGTGATCAATAAGGAATGACTTACTGGTTGCAGAAAGATGCCCATTAACATCAAGAGCATTAGATGCAGAAGTAGTTCCGATACCTACGTTACCTTGAATAATTGCACCATTGCTTGGAGCAGCAGTTCCCACGTAACTGGAACCGATAGCTACACTTCCTGCTACATCTAATTTATTGGCTGGAGTTTGTGTTCCTATGCCGACAAGACCAGCAGTTGTAAAAGTGACTTTATGAGATCCACCCGCAAGGAAACTTAAATTAGCAGTTGGGTTTGTGTTTTTAATATCCCACTCACCATTATTACTAGAGATAACTAACCCAGCATCTACAGGGCCATAAACTTCAAGGAATCTATCGGAGCCAGCGGTGCTGGCGGGAGCATCTGTGCCAATACCTACATTTCCCGCAGTATCTATTACCAAGCGATCATTAGTTCCAAGAGCGTTACCAGAAGATATCTTGAATTTTCTGTCGGTCTCATCACTTCCCATAATAAAACCATAAGCTCCGTTATGAGAAAATTCGATGCTGGCATCATGAAGGGTTGAAGAGTTAAGCCATATGTTTGCGGGTCTTTTATTTCCCCAGTTATCTATTTCAATAGAATGAGTTGGAGAGAAACCTGCATTAAGACCTATTCTACCACTTGCATCCACCACGAAATAACGGTCCGTTCCACTTGTGGCTGAGAATGCTGTTCCAGCTTCTTTTGTTGACTCAATAGTAGTTGTGGTTGTATTACCATTATCGCAAACATCTTGTAGCGTGTTTGTCGCTCCTGCTTCGTCTCCTGAAAGGAGATAAGGAATGTGGTTGTTCGTTATACGGTTTCCAACACCAGTGCCTAAGAAACTACCTGAACCAGAGATGTCGCCAATAACTTGCAACTCTGTGGTTGGATTAGTTATACCAATACCTACCCCATTTACCCCTCCACCAAAGTCGGAATCGACAATGGTCATTTTAGTGGCATCGTCTATATTAAATCTAATATAATTATTTCCTACGGCATTAAAACGGTTGTGAGCCATTTCCATGTAGTAAGAAGCATTATAAGAGTTTCTTATGCCATAAGTATCAGAACTATTAGTAGAGACATCAAGTTTTCTAGCTGGACTAACTGTTCCTATACCCACTCTTGAAGTATCTGAATCTGCTGTGAAAAAGAAATCACTATTATCTCTAGAGTAGAATTGAAACTTCGCAGGGGTCGATCCGTTGTCTGGAAGATACCATGAGAGAGATCCATCATTTAACATTAATAACTCATGACGAGGATTTCCTCCTACATATGAGTCGTTTCCAATCCCTAAAGCAAAAGTGTTATGATTGGGAGTATTTACTTGAAGTTGGGCTTGTGGACTAGCTGTTCCTATACCGAAATCGCCCTCTTTAGTAAGAACGGCTTTTGTAGTAGTTCCTGATTGGAAATAAAAACCACCAGTAGCCCTCAAAAACATTTGGGCAGCAGGAACAGTGACTATGGATGTATCAGTAGTGTTTAAAACAAGAGAGCTAGCAGAACCCCCTATTATTCCAAGACTTGAGCTACCACCAGCGCCGTTTCGGACCTCAAGATCATAAGTAGTGAGACTATTTCTATTTATTCCAACACGATCTGTAGAGGCATCTACGAATAGAGTGTCTGTATCAACCGCTAAATCGTCACCAATCGTAACAGATGTTGTTGTCGTGCTACCATTATCGCAAACATCTTGCAGCGTTTGTGTCTCCGCAGGAGAGTCACCAGAGAGGAGATAAGGTGTGCCGTTATTGGTGATTCTATTACCAACTCCAGTTCCTAAGACATCTCCAGAGATATAAGCGTCTCCTCTTACATCAAGCAATGCTGTCGGGTCGAAGGTATCTGTAGAGACACCCGAAAATACAGCCAAGCCATGATTGGCTTGCATTTGGATGGTATTCGCGGGAACATTAGTAGCTCCTTCTGCTCCTACAAAAATTCGTGTGGCACTATTACTAGAATAGTTAGAACCTAATGTTAGTTCATTACCGTTATCATTAGCAAAGATAGAACCCCAACCTAATTGTAAGTAGCGTGATGCTACAGTGGTATGATATACGTTGAATGTGGATCTTGCATTAATTGATTCATTATCTTCGGCCCATAAGATATTTTTGTTTGAGCTATTCTCTACTAAGAATCCCGTAGTCGCTCCAGCACCATTATCGACATGCAATGCTGCGCGAGGGTCTACTGTTCCAACGCCTACTTCATAAGTTGATTTTATAGCAAAGGCATCTGTTCCTATTGTTCCATTATGTTGACTACCGTTTAGAGCTATTCTAAAATCAGCACTATTTGCTGGTTGATAAAAATGTGTAGCTTTATTAGATGCTCCCCCCCCAATACTCGCTAAATAGAATTGAGGTTTTTTACCATTTGCTTGAACTCCCGCCAAGTCTGTAAAATAACTCTGTCCTGTTTGAATTGCAAATCGTGCATTACCAGCCGTTCCAGAGAGAGTGCTATCCCCATAAAAAGTTAAAGTTCCAGCATCCTCTTTAATTGTGTGTGCTTTATCTGACCCTTCGACTCCTCTGAAAGTTATAGAAGATTCTTTACCTCTAACTAAAATGTGACCATTTGTAGCACTGCTTGATGTTCCGACTTGTAAAGTATCATACTCTGATGGAAAATCGACAAACCCTCCGTCACCAACTCTTAAGGTATCTTTATAATATCCTGTAACGCCAGAAATGTATGGTCCTGTAGAGATGATTGATGTGGTTGTTTCATTCCCGCGAGTAGTAACAGTCTGTAAAGTATCAGCTTCTGCTGGGTTATTCTCACCAGTTAAAACTGGAACGCCACTTACATGCAATCCCTGTCCGAAATATCCAATCGTAGGAACATAAACACCACTAGCGAAATCTAAAGTAGCAGTGTGCATTCCGCTAGAGGCATGTATTCTATCTTGTCCGTCTGCTAAAACTGTCGCTCCAGTGTGAGCTATTGGTATCTCTACTTTATTTCCTAAACCAACAGCATAGTCTCCGCTTACCTTTGAAGCTCTTCCTGGGCCAACAAGCGCAAATTTTCCCGTTGATTCACTGAACCATCCACCAAGAGTAACGGCATCATTTCCGTAAACTTTATTTCCCTCTCCCCCCAATATAGAACTAAACGTTCCATAAACCATGTTCTCTTCTCCACCTCCGACAAAAGAGTAACCATTACCTCCTGAAATCAGGTTGGATACACCACCAGCTATAGCTGAAACTCCATCGTGTATTTCGTTGCTACTGCCACCTCCGATAAAAGCAACTGTAGCACTTTCTATTTTGTTATTTCGACCACCTCCAATTATGGCGTAGTCAGAATAAAAAATATCATTATTCTTTCCTCCGATGCTTGAGGAATAAGCTGAACCCGTGAGGTCGATCTGTGAACCGCCTCCGATAAAGTTAAAGTCACCTCCTGATATGTTATTAAGTGTTCCTCCAGCAATAGTATCATAATCTCCACTGATGTGGTGACCTGATCCCCCAGCGATCATTGATCCTGTGGAATTAATACTTGTGCTTCCGATTCCTACTCCCGCTATTACAGCTTTTTGGGAAGATTTAATTGAATATCCATCATCGGTAGCTAACTCTACTTCCGCAGAAGCTCCTTTAACATAAAGTTTTTGAGCAGTAACTTCTGTGATTCCTATCCCTACGTTTCCCTCTACCAATAAACCGTTAGATGGGGCCGAGGTAGCCCCCGCGTAACTGCTCCCTATTCCTACTCTACCCGCCACATCTAATTGATTGCTTGGTGGGCTAGTGCTAAATCCTATACCTACATTACCCCCATTGGGGGCAATTAAAGTTTCTCCATCGTCATCTATTTGGAGTCTAGTATACTGAGTGCCACCTTCTGAAGCGGCTTCTCGTAAATGCCAGCGGTTAGAGGAGTCTACTGTTTGCTCCCAGATTTGGGCTGTTGCCGCTCTTGATAACCTAAAAGTAGGAGCACCCGCAGAGGCACTAACATGAAGTTGAGCATTAGGAGAAGTTGAGAATCCTATACCAACTGAGCTTCCTATTCCTACAGTTCCCTCTACCAGTAAACCGTTAGATGGGGCCGAGGCAGATCCCGCATAAGTGTTCCCTATTGCTACTGCACCCGCCACATCTAATTTATTGGTTGGGGTAGTGCTAATTCCTATACCAATATCAGTTGTGGTTGTATTTCCCCTATCAGCAACTGTTTGGAGAGTATCAGATTCTGTTCCCGCTGCATCTCCAGAGAGTAAGTAAGGTAAATCACTAGGTCCAGTCAATCTTCCTCCATCCCCTGTTCCAATCGCTCTTCCATAAACACTTAATTTTGCTCCCGCCTGAAGTGATGTAGAGGTTCCTATTCCCACATGACCATCTTTTGTATTGATAGTATAAGGGTGATCGTAGGAGGGAGGTCCAATTGTTAGACAGTTGCCTGTTATATAACCCGCATTCTCACCTTTAACCACAATGTTTCCATCTAGGTCGGCATTGCCCCAAGCAGGAAGAAATAATTCTTGAGGTCTAGGAAGCTCCTCTAAAACAGCGAAACCACAATTAATAAACACTGGTGCTGGTCCAAACGGATTATCCACCAGCATTTTATAGTATTGTCCAGTATCAGCAGGAATACCATCTCCCGCACCCAGTCTAATAATTTGCTCTCTTGATTGCTCAAGAGGTATCTCCAAGACAATACTCCCCTCATCAATTTTAAAATCTTCTTCTGGACCTGCCGCTAGAGTAATATTTCCATAGCGGGTGTAAGTGGGGTCATTGTCAAATGCTAATCCAAATTCTATGTAACCCGATGAACCAGTTAATTCTTTTCCCAATGAGTCAAGAACAGGTTGGTTGTTTGTATATCTAAGGGCTTCTTTTCGATCAGCTAGATTGGCAATGTCTCCAGTTTTTCCAGTTGGATAAACGGCGTTGGGAGATTCTACCGCTTGGTTCTTTTTAACTCCCCCACTACTTGTAACATATACGGTATGGGGTGCTTGTAGCTTGTTAGCTTTCCAGTTATATTCGTTTCTGTTTATCTTTCCATCATAACTAACAGTTTCAAATAATGCTCCAAAGTTCTGTCCTAAACCAGCGTCATCTCTATCTCTTTTACCAATACTAAGCTGTGAGTCTCCATAATTTCTCCAATTTGGAAAAACCATATTACCGTTTGCATCTAAAAGACTAATTCTTTGCCCACTTACAAAAGGATTAGCGGCAATTTCAGCAGCATTTTCAAGCTCTTGTCCAAAAGGGTCCGTAATTCCAAATGTTATATCTAGGTTTTCCTCTAAATAAACTCCGCTACCAGTTTCTATTGCAAGTAGGTCTCCAGTATCAACTTGATATTCTGGGTCAAATTCAAAAATTTCGTGCGTTGTGAAAGAACCCTCATAGTAACCAGAAGTAGCGATATCTGCGGCACTTGTTCCAATTCCGACTTTACCCGTCCATGATTGACCCGCACCCTCATAAACAGCATAGCAAGCACCGCTATAAGTAACTCCCTTTAAAAACTCGTAGCCACTAATTCCCGTAGCCGAAGTTTCTTCGGCTATATTACCAAAATCGGCCCATCCTGTAGGCTCTAACCTTAAGTCACCATTAGGAGTGGTTCCTCCGATTACAACCGAAAGACCAGAAACCGCTCCGTTAACTTGTCCAGTGAGAGTAATACTTTCTGGGAATGGACCCCCTCCGACTCTAGGGGCATTTGGATCAGCCCAGACAAGGTTAAGAAAGCTAACACTATTCCAACCATTGGCGGCTCCTGAAGCAGCTAAATAACCACCTGCCCCCGTAGCTCCAGTTGGATGATAATACCCTTCAGATAGCAATACGGCTGCTCCTTGGTCCTTGGAAACTTGTAAAACTGTATAGCCTGTTGGGATCATAATATAGTTATTTGGTTAAGAAACGCTCGGCTAAATGTGAAAAGCTCCTCGTATACAATAAATATACCTGAGCATACATAATCAGAATCGAAATAAGCATTTACATTAGCCTCACCACCCTTGTTTCCAAGAGAGTTAACACACCAATTAAATACACCAACTTGATTCATACCTGTAAAGGCGTGGCCAGTTAGAGTATTTGGGTTTGTTGCTTCCTCTATATCACCATTTGGTAATGTAAGTCTGACGTTGTAGCCCGTAGCATTGTCTATTGCGGTCCACACACCCGTGATCGTGAAGGTATCAGTTACTGGATTAGGGACACCTGTAGTAAGTGAGTCTATAACTGGTGCGTCAAGAGTCTGATATGTGATGCCATTAACTTCTTGAGCCACTTGGTAACTGAAAGTATTTTTCTTGTCCTCAATGCTTATATTTTTTTCAATTAAATTAAATTTCCCAGTGGTGTATTTAGTGGCAGTAACTAAATATTCGTTGGGATTTTCTTCTTTTAATCCTATGACTTTGTAAATAAATGGACTCGCATCAGTAATTTCAAACTTAGCAGGACTACCAAGTTTAGCGAATTGCAATATCTCAGGTTTATCTACTCCCGAAACTAAACAGCCATAAGCTTTGTTTACCACACTTCCCGTGACATTTAATACAGTTATTTGTTCGGGCGCTGCTCCTGAAATCTCGCTATCCATTGCTCCCCTATATGGGCCGATGAAACTATCGCTATTCCTGTCATCATCTCCTGCAACAGCGAAGCCAGAGAAGGGAGACAGAGATGCAGAAGAATCTCTTTTGTCTGCTTCTGTCATATCAACAGGAAGCAAAAACCCAGTTCCCATTGCGTTTAGACTTTGATCTCCTGTCAGTTCTGAAATAAAGCTTCCCGATTTTAATTTAACAGCTTCTCCCGAGCCAAACATCCAGCCAGAAACTCCAGTTTCATAATAAAGAGTGGCTATTCTCTCAACACTATTAATTCCCGTTGTCAGTCCTGTATAGGCTGCATATTGCTCATATCTATTATCATCTTCGTCAACAATATCAGCGTATCCCTTAAGATAACCAGAAAAACTATAGTATCCTGTAAAGCCAGCCCAAGGAGCAGTATCAGGATTACCTGTTATAGTGAATGATTGATAGCGTTGTCTTTTTGCACTAGCTAAAAGATCTACATCTTCAATAGTGTCAACTCCTGTAGGATGGTAAAGAGTAACCTTCGCAGTCATGTCATCAGCGACAAAAGTGTTACTCATTCTTATTTCTTGCTTATCAATATTTACGTCTAGGATTTTTCCAAAATTAGATTTATTTGTTTTTAATTCATCCTCTACTACAATTAAATCTCCAGGTTGACATAAAAGACTCTCAAGTCCTGCTGTAAATGCAACCGTTTGATTTTCTTTAATAGAAGAAAAAATTTGGTGCTGACCCACTCTTCGGGCCATTGCCCGTGAAGTTATCCCCACTCCCTCTATCTTCTTTTTAAATACGCCCCTTTCCCTAATGTTCTCCTCGTCTTCTATAACTTCTACCTTAGGTGAGAAATTATCGAAGCGATCCCTATAGCCAACCTCAATTGTATTAAATTGTTCATCTCTTCTATTATTAGAATAAAAGAATAAACCATCCTTAACTGACTCATTAGTGAAAAGATTAACAGGTCTTCTAGGTCTATCGTCTACAAAATTTATTTCTGAATTACCAAAGAATGCTCTACCTCTAAAAATACCAGCAATAGTGTTAATAGCGTCATAAATTTTCTGACCTTGATCAAAAACAATGTTACAAGAAAATCTTGGCTCTCTACCACCCCTTCCATCTGTTACTCCCTCAAAATATCCATCTTCATCTACAGCATCGCAAAACCTGCCTATCTTATATAGTTGCCACTTATTAATGCTATCTACATCAATATGGGTTCCCATTCCATATCGCTGACTTACTAGTAGGTCGTAGAGAATCCACGCTGGGTTGTCTGTCCACTCTAGCTCTTCTTTAAAGGAACCGTCCCAATCTCCCTCATAAACCAAAAGGGCTTCTGGGTCTACGTCATTACGGCCCTGTTCGATGGCTGCTTTTGTCCAATAAAAAGAACCTTTTTGAGCGTTATTTGTCCCTTCTGATTTTTTTCCTACCCTATCCCAATATCTTTTGTCGATGCCGTTTACGGTGGGGTTATAGTTGCTAGGAACTCTTACTTTTTTTAGTTTGCAATCAAAACTTCTAGAGGGAATAGCTGAAAATGCTCTAGAGTCTAACTTAGTTCCTATAATAGCTGAGAAGGGATAGGGTAAATCACATTCAATAATTTCTGTAACCTTATTAACTAAAACTTCTTTTGCTAATAAAACAGAATTAGTCTCATATGATAACTTAGTTATTCTTACGAACCTTTCTTCTACGCTATCTTCATCAATAGTTCCTGCCTCAATTCCTCTTTCCCCATCTTCTGTTAGGACATCGTTGTTAAAGATTCTTGACTTGGGTAATGTAAAAGGCACATTTAATTTACCAGCCCGTGGATCAGTGCTATGTAAGCTTAGAACATATTCGGAACCACTACCTTCTGATTTATAATCGGGATTTCCTATATCTATAAGAGTTGTTGATTCGACTAAGGCTACTATTCTATAAGTATAAGTATTGGTAACAACTTGCCCCCCTCTAGTGCCTCCTCCATTAAAATCTTTTAAAAATCTTCCTACTTCTACTTGTATGTTAACGACAGTGGGAAACTTAGTTCCTATTTTTAAATCTTCATCACCTTCGGCACGAACGTTATCTACATCTCTAACTAGGGTGTCACCAAGTTGATTAATTTGTAGAGTAAGAAAACACTTAGTCACATTAGGATTGTAAACAGTGTGGGTTACGGGTAGTGCTCTTTCATCCCATCTAATCAAGGAGTTCTTTCCCCACGATGAATAATCTCTGATATTATCCCTAGAGTCTAACCTTTCATCATCACTACCCTCATTAATGGGAAGACCTTTGGAATCTACATCAATATTATAGTTGGAAGCTCCTTTATTGAGAACCCTGCTTCTAGTAAGCATATCTCGGTTATCATTGATCCTTTGTGGATAGATCTTGCCTTTGGAAGAAAAGGGTCCAAATAATTCTTGGTTATAAACATGATCTATAAAAACCTGTTTAAAAAATTTAAATGGCTGTTGATCTTCTTCCCCCGTTCTAACTTCAGCTAAGACGTTACTAAAATTATATTTTTGATCAACAATTTCAAACTCATTAACTTCTTGGGGAACATCATCAGGAATAACTTTAGAATATTTTAATGAACTTATATCCTTAAGAACGTCCTTTTCTTTTTTCATTATACATACAGTATAAGAGCGAAAAACTTCACCGCGATTCAGACCCGAACATCTCAAGTTGTTGATTTTCTTCCATGAAGTAGTAAGTTGGAAAACAAGAAAACCAAACATTTTTCCTGTCATTATCCCATTGGAATCTACTTCTGGGCAGGTTACAGATGCAGTTCTGAGTCCTGCGGCTCTCATTTTGTTCTCTAAACTCCAACCATGATTGCCTCCATAGGGATAAGTTCTCATGGGGGCAACCTCTCCATCTTCTAGAACAGTTTTACCAACTAAATCAGGATTAACCTCGTCAAGAAGAATAACGGCGTGAGCCTTTCTTCTGTTGCTTTTCTCTAACCAGTTATGGAGAAGTCCATTACCAGCAGCACCCGTTCCTGGGTTCATTTGACTCCCATTCCAATTTAAATCACTCAAGGCTTGCGCTGCCAATTCTCTTTGGAATCTATTACCTTCAGGATTACTTGGGCCATTATCATTCCACAACTGCATTATCTTTTGAATCTGTGGCCGCACCAATAATTCAGAAGCATCAGAACTCTTTTTAAATAATTGCTTGTCAAAATATCCTCCTCCTGAGCGATGGCCAAAACCAAAGAAAAAAGATGAATTACTCAAGCCTCTCTCGTTTGTCCAGTAAAGGTGAGTGAGTCTATCTCGACTTTTATTAGAGTTCCTGTAGACCGCATTATTTTGGCTGCTTCCTTGATCTGTTCTTTGGTTTCCATTTAAATACCAATAAAATCTTTTATCCGATGAGCCATAATATTTAATATAAGCTCTTATATAAATAGCGTAATGCTGTTTGTCTCTTGGGCCTTTATCTCTACATGAGTTGTTACTTTTTCTCCACCTAAGCATAAACATACCAACATGTGGAAGCCAAGGGTATTCTCCTTGTTGGATTGGTCCCCTAGTGCCGCCCTTTTTTAAGTCGGTAATAAGACCATCTCTACTACGATACCTCTGCTGGTTAATCGCTTGAAAGTATTTACGCATACATTTAGCGCCAGAGTCATTTCCAACTGTAAGAGTAGATGGACTTATTTCTAATGTTTGAACTTGCCCTTCAGGTAAATCTTCTGCTACGCGAGGAGTGTTATCAACTGAAACAGCAACAGGTGTATCATCCAAATAGATTCCTTGAAGAATCCCTCTACCACGTTGAACAACCCCAAAATTATTACAGACCCCCTCAATGGGTCCGTCACTTACCAAGTCTAAAACTTCAGAATAACTAAAAGAAGCACCGTATTGCAACTCTCCCATCACGGGAGGTTTGTAAATTGGAGGCTTAGGCTTATCTGCCTTTTTAGCTCCTGCAATACTGATTCTCTTTAAAATATGATTCATTACACGTTAAGATTAAACCTATCAGATACTTTATTAGTGTTAATTGCCTCCCCTTCAAGATTCTCAAAGTGAGGATTAAGAGCATCTCTAGTTTTCTGGCTTTGTGGGAAAGATTTAATTGTTGCTTGAACTACTTGCGAGCCAACTTTCAATCTTCCATAGCCTAGCGGAACAGGTGCGCCCTGACTGGCAACGTTAGCCCTATTACTAAAAATTAAAGATTCTTTCCCCGCTTTAGCAGTTATTTCTACCTGTTGTTGATCAGGCTTGGGGGTTAAGGCATAACTAATAGCTGCGAATAATACAGCTTTAGCAACAGTTGCCCAGAAACCAGTCCCCCCTAAAAGTGAAAATATGGCTCCAACGATAGGCCCGCTTCCCGAAATGGCTGGAACCAAATCAATGGTTTCAGGGTCGCACATGTTGTCCATCTCGTTCTTTTCACTGATTCTTTTTTTATCAATAATTATATCATAGCTGAATCCTTCCTGATGAAGTTCTATGAGTCTCGATTTAAATCCAGAACGATTACAGTCAATTGCTTCAAGCACATTTCTTGGATTGCCAACTGCAAAACAGAAAGTATTCCCATACTCTTGGGCCAAAATTCCATGTAATCTTATTAATGTCATACTAGTTCCTTAATCCTCTCTAATACTTTTACATTCCCTTCTATGTTTTTGGGGCAATAAATATTTATTTTTTTTGTGTTTATGCCATATATTAAAAATGCTTGGCAACAATTATTAGCCATCTTCACATCAAATTCAGATTCACTCTCATCTCCTAAAATGTGACTATGAAATATGGCAACCATATCATAAGTATCCTTAAACAATAAATAGTTAAGGGGGTTTATGAGGAAGTGAGATGACGGGTCGGGAGCGATATTCTCCTCCTGCTGCACAATATATTCACCTGTTTCTCGGTCAGATCCTATAAAACCACAAATTTCCCTTTTAAAATTTGCGTGAGAAATCTCCTTAATCAACTTGAGGGCTTGCTCAGGTTTTTTAACTTTAGTATTGAACGCTTCTTCCATATCCAAATCCATCAGTTCCTGGGAATCCTCCATATCTTGGGTTTCTAGGTGTGGGGTTAGGCACTCTCATCATAGTTCCTTCTACATATGTTAAGGATTCTCCCGTAAAATTACCGCTTCCTGTCAGGTGGAAGCCTCCTGTATGAATATCCAACATTCCCGTCACATCATCAGCGGGATCACCAATAAGACCCGTTGTCGCATCCCACCATGCAACTAACGAGTTATGAGCATAAGATAAAGGTTGATGTTCACTTCCTAATCCATCTCCTGTTCCCCCTGTTAATGTGGAGAATTGCCCAGTGCAATCTTCATAAAGTCTGGGAACTTCTTGTGGCTGCGCCCAGTTATCGTTAATCATTGCGGCGGGTGTCATGATAGGTTTTCGCAGATAAGTTCTTTCTAACTCATTTAAGCTCCTATTCCATACTGCCCATGTTAATAACTTTCCATTCATTGAACTGGTATGAGGGGTTCCAGCGTTTTCATAACCCAAGGAAGTGGTGTAGTATTCTACAGCGCCCAACATAAAAGTTTCTGGTAGGGCTTTTTTGCCACCATCCCAAGTCATTCCCGTTCTTTCAGCATAACTAGCGAAATTTCCTAGATTGTTAGCAAAACGAGCATCATCATTTCCTTTACCATCGAAAAGATTATTTCCGTTTACATAAAAATTTATTAAGGTGTCCTGTTCGTGAGCAGGAACATCTGGATTAGCAAAAGTGGCGGTTCCTGTTTGGTGGGTGATAATATACTGATACCAAGATAAGTTACTACCCTGCACTGTAGGCTGTGTTTCGTTAAGGTATGTTGACCTGTAAGCATTGACGCTAGAATCTGAACTTGTTTTATTTAACAAGTAGCCAAGATGATCAGCGGTAACTTTAGTAGTCTTGTGGCCTACCGAACTACCTCCTCTATTTGTGGTATCTACCCCAATGTTTACAAATCTACTATTTGGCCATGACCCATCGTCTTTTTGAGAGGTGCTAAAAATACCCGCTCCCTTTGCTGAAGTTGATTGAACGTTGACCCAACCCATCACAGTCCATTCCTTTCTTGGGTCTAATGCCCCTGTTATTTCTTCAACTGTAGTATGAAATAATCCTGTAAAATTAGGGACATTTGAACTTTCAGGGCTAGCTGCGCCTGAAATTTTAACTGCATTAACTGTTCTCTCTTCTGGGTCTCCAGCTATCATTATGAGATCCGAGTTATTAGTAAATCTCTTTTGACAAGCGTTAAACTTCTTACTGCAACCATCTTTTAACCAAAAACTAGGGTTATCTTGAGGGGCATTGCCTGAATTATTATCTACCGTGGAAATATAAACGGTCTTCAGAGGCACTCCGCTTTCATTTATATCTGTAGATCCCAATGGTCTAATCGTGATACTGGGACTAGCAACCCATACAGGGGTTTGACTGTTCCACGCCGCAGATTCATCAAAAAAGAAATCAACAGGAGAGTTTTCTGGGTTAGACTGATAATCAGGCACAATTAATTTACCTTCAGAGTCCAAAAAGGGAGACCCATCATCTTTTTCAATCGGCATTCCTTGATATCTGCAACCCTCTCCACGGTATTGCCAAGGGCAATATTTAGCCACGACACCTCTAGAATTCACACTAAAGTTTTCTAGGTCTAGTGGAGAGTTTAACTCAAACTCAACAAATATTTTAGACTCTTGAGTTTTGCGGCCCATTAACCAAGTTTCATTGGCTAATTCTGCTTTTGGATCGGCTACACCAAAAGGATTCCCTCCATCAAAGTTTACATCATCTAAGAATTTAACCTGAACTTTTTTCCTAACTATCTTGGCATGAATTAAATCTTTGTAATTTTGAAGGAAGTTAGTAATAAGATTATTTTTATTAGCTATTCTTATTTTGGGTCGAGGCAATTTACCATCCCCTAATACATCAAAACCTTCCCCCTCCATGGCTATGGGTAAATACTTAACTCCCTGCCAAACAATTGATTTATTAAAATTTGCGCCTCCGTGAAAACCAAGAAACAAAGTAGGCTTGTTGATCCTATCAGGAAAAACTCTAAATAATTCCAAGATCGCTGTTGGTTGCATGTCCAACAAGCTCTTTGCTACTTTATTTTTTCCTTCTGCCGCCATGTTTAGATTTACACTTTATTATTAATATAATATAATAAAGATGTGAAAATTACACAGGCAAAAGAGCAAGACTCGCGGTTATGGGAGGCTTTCTGGAATTTTTTTATAACCTCTCAACCCTATGACCTTGGTAATATTCGTTCTCCTCGTTTAAAAAGAAAAAAAATAGAAGATCTGTTTTCTTTTTATTGTAAAGATTGCCATGTTTACGTGGCACAGGAAGACCAGAATATAAAATGTGCTGCTTTCCTCAAGGAACAAGAATCTTTTTTTGATGTAACTTTTATTTTCGGGGTTAGAAAACACTTTACAAGCACGGATTTAATCAATTCAGCGCACCGTATATTCGATAAAGCCCTTAAAGATCACAATAAAAATTATTTAAAAAGCGAAATTCGACGCAAACATAAAGTCAAATCGTATAAAAAATGGATTGAAAGATACGATAAGAGAGCAATTATATTTAATGACCCACCAAATACAGTGGTTTGGTGTAAATCTAATAGAATGAATGCTAAGTTTAAAGTAGTAGGGACAAATAAAACAACAGAATATCTAATGGGGCAGAAGGCTTCCTTAACGGAATCTTATGCGAATTCAGTTAAAGAGTTGTCCTTTGATGGTAAAAAATATCTTTTTGATGAAAAAAGTGTTGACTTTTTATCAGATCGTGTTTTAATTCACGGGTTCCTGTCTGATAATCAGCAAAACGTGGGCAGGATTGCACTTGAATTCATACCTCAAAATGAAAAGTAAAGCTACTCTTTACAGAGTCTACAATAAAAAAGGAGAATACCACCACTCATACAGTGCGACCCTTAAAGGTGCAGTGGAGTGGGCCATTGATTGCGCTAAAACTATTAGCGGTTCTGTCAACGAGGTTTCTGAGAGCGGAATCGAAACTGAAATCTTTAACTGTAAAAAAAGTAAAAAATGTTCTCTTTAATAAAATCTGTTTTAAAATCAATAGAACTCTGGCTAAGCTTAAAAAATAAAAAATTCTATTATGACCTTTACACTGAACACCATGAGAGACAAGATGAAACCATCCATGCGATTGAAGAACTTAGGCAGAGCGGGGATAGCGGTGCTGCTGATTACGCTGACATCTTGCGTAAGCGACTCAACTTTGAGCGTAAACAATTTGAACATATATCAGCCTTCTACGCTAAGACTAACGAAGAAGAAGGCGATTGAAACAAAAGATGGCATTTACACACCACAAACTGATGAGGTGTGGCACTCTGATGCTCGCTATAGGCGACTCGAAAGAGAAATTTATTCCAAATAACAAAAAAATTTAATCGGCAAGTTCCTCGCGTAGACCTGGAAGATGGCAATAAATGTTTACCATAAACCTCCCAATGAGAGGATTTCGTGGGATGAGTATGCTTTGGACTTGGCCAAAACTGCCTCTCAACGCAGTGAAGACCCCTTCGTTAAGGTTGGGGCTTGTGCTTTAAATAAAGAAAACATGGTTGTCGCCGTAGGTTACAATGGGCTAGCAACAGGGAAAAAGGTGGATAAATATTTCTGGGCAGTCAGAAGAGAGAGGAGACCTTACATGATTCATGCAGAAGCTAATTGCTTAAGCCTAGCAAAGAGAGGGGAAGTGGGTCTGCTGGCTGTTACTCTTTTACCATGTGCTTCATGTGCTACTTTAATAGCATCCTATAATATCCCTAAGGTTGTTTATGGGCAAGAATATGAACGAGACATGAAGGCTTTAGAGATTTTTGACTTTTATAACATAGAATGTGTAAAATTGAGTTGACAAAGATGAAAAAACTGTAATAATAGACAAATATGAAGAAATTAATTCTTACAACACTACTTATGGGCGCTGCTATGGTTGGCGCAGTTAAAGCCACCACTCTCGCAGATGTCTCTGTAGAAGGTGGTGTTTCATACAGCACTCTTTCCACTAGTGGAGGAGTCGGAATCAGAGATGACGCATTTAGCTATTCTCTCACACTCTCTGCTCCAGTAAAAGCGGGAGGGACTGCTTCAGTTGGCATTGACATTTTCGATGTTGACGGAGGCTATGAACAAGACATTTCCTTGTCTTATTCCAGAGGTATTAGTCTTTTAGGTCAAGACCTTGAAGCTGACTTCTACTTCCAAAGGATTGATTCTTCCTTTGGTGGTTGGGATGAAGTCGGAGCAAGCCTTACTTACAGTCACGCCCTTGCAGATCTTACAGCTACTCTATGGCATGAAGTAGGCGGTGGTTCTGGCGGTGCATATGGAGTAGAGTTTATTCTTTCTCGCGATATTGACACTCCAGTAGACGGTTTAGTATTGACACCTTTTGCTGGACTTAATCTTGCTGATGAATATACAGCTTTTGAAGCTGGCTTAGCGGCCTCTTACAAAATCACTGAAGCGGCTTCTGTTTTTGTAAAAGGAGGTTATAACGATAACGATCTTGATTCTTCTAGCGCATACAGCTTAGATAATGAGTGGTCGATTGGAGCAGGAGTTTCATACAAATTCTAATAACTCTACGTTTTTAAAAAAGTAAAAGAAAAGCCTCCCGCAAGGGGGGCTTTTTTTGTATCCCGTGTAAATAAATAAACATGGAACCTGAAAAATCTATTTTAAAAGAGTTTTTAAACGGGGGCTGGCTTGTGCCTTTGGTGGG